AGCATCCTGAATACAAATATAACCCTAAGTTTGAACACCTTTATGAAGAGATGCGAGCTAAGGGTTTGGATATTCATAAGTGGGAAGAAACCACGCGAGCCAATATGCCTCATAAGCAGTGGCTACAGGAGTATGAATGTTCATTCCTAGGTACAGGCGATACTTACATTGAAGGTGAAGTTCTTAAGAGTATTCAGGAAAATGTTAGCGATGATTATTATACCAAGTATAATAACCGAATGCGCGTTTGGCAAGATCCTCAACCACATTATAACTATTTAATAGCTTGTGATACTTCCTTGGGTAGAGATAGAGATTATTCAGCTTTCCATGTATTTAATTTATATAACGGTCAACAAGTAGCCGAGTTTTATTCAAACAGAACGTCAATTAATGATTTTGCTAAGATTTTAGTAAATGAAGGTATGCTATATAATGTTGCCAGTATAGTATGTGAAAGAAATACAATTGGCAATAACTTAATTGACTGGATCTATAATAACTTTGAATACGAAAACCTTTGGTGCGACGAAAGGGATGAGATAGGGTTCTTGGTTACTGCAAAGAACAGAGAAACAATCTTAGCCGAAATGGAAGAAGCCATAAGGACTAACTTAGTAAAAATTAACTCTGAACGAACTTGTAGCGAACTAATGACCTTTATTATAACTGAAACTGGTAGGGTGGAGGCTGAAAAGAATCACCATGATGATCTTATTATGAGCCTAGCTTTAGCAGTACACGCATACAAACGCATACTTGAGAATACTCCAATGGAATTTTTAACAAGAGGGGACAGCGAGGAGAAACCTCCAATGCCCAGTTTTGGTAATAAGATTCATATGAATCCAGCAACTGGAAAACCTGTAGTATCTCCAATGTCTGAGGAAGATTATAAATGGCTGATGAAATAAAGAACAATGAAATTAATGAGAGCGGTTATACAACCTTTGGTGGTTCTGAAAACCGCGCAGGTTCGTATTATGTCCCTACAGGTCCAATAGGCCGATTCTTTGCCAAGTTCTTTGCAACTAAGGCTCAATTACCAGTTCAACAAGCTATTGATAAAGGTACGGTATTACCTCAAACAGGTGATACTGTTATTACTACTCAAGTAATTAAAGATACAAATGTTGATAATGCTCCTGCATTAGGTGGCATTTCTAGAAACCCAATCTTACCTGAGCTAGAGCTTAATAGAAGACGTAGGTATAAAGACTACGAAGAGATGGATGAATATCCAGAGATTGGGGCAGCTTTTGATATTTATGCGGATGATACAACACAAAAAGGATCTAGATCTGAGAGATGGACAATTAAATCAGATAATGATTTAGTAGTAGATGAAGTTGAAAAATTGTTTCAAGATATTAATTTAGATAAGTTAATATGGGATATAGCTAGAAATACAGTAAAATATGGAGACTGCTTCATTGAGTTGATTGTGGATGTTAACAATCCTCAAGAAGGAATTAAAAAAATCAAAATACTAAATCCTAACTGGATTCTTAGAGTGGAGAATGAGTTTGGATATCTCAAGAAATTCTTACAAGAAGTTCCTGATATGCAAACAATTCAATACGCTGAAATGACTCAGACTAATTCAACAAAGCCTGTTCAGTATATTGAATTAGATAAACATCAAATAGTACATTTTAGATTACACACATCAGATCCAATTTTCTATCCATATGGAAAATCAATTGCGGCTATGTGCCATAGAGTCTTTAGATCTTTAAAGATGATGGAAGAAGCCATGATGATTTATCGCCTATCAAGAGCACCTGAACGCAGAATATTCTATGTTGATACTGGTAATCTTCCAACCAGCAAGGCTGAGATGTTTATTGAACGTCTAAAGCATAAGTTTAAGAAAGAAAGATTCTACAACAGTCCTAAGGGTACTGTTGATGCTCGTTTTAATCCTATGACTATGGATGAAGATTACTTTGTTCCTACAAAAAACGGTAAAGGTACAAAGATTGATACTCTTCCAGGAGCACAAAACTTAGGAGAGATTGAAGACGTTAAGTATTATCGTGATAAGTTACTTGCTGCTCTTAAAATCCCAAAAGACTATATTGTAGAAAAAGATCAATCACCTGAACGCAAAGCAAACCTGTCTCAATTAGATGTTAAGTTTGCTAGAACAGTTCAACGCATTCAAGTTGACGTTGAAACAGGTATGGAGAATCTCGCAAAACGTCACCTTCAATTAAAGGGGTTCCCTGCTACAATGATTAAGAAGCTTCGAGTAAAGCTTCCTGAACCCTCTGATATGTCTGCTAAGAGAAAACTTGATTTAGATGAACAAAAAACAAGAGTTGTTCAAGCTGTTCAAGGTTTACAATTATTCTCTAAAGATCAAATCTACAGAGAATTTTATGATATGACTGATGCAGAGATAGACAGAGTTAAAGATGAAATGAAAAAACAGCAAGAACAGGAAATGGCTATGCAGCAAGCTGCTGCACAACCTCCTGGCGGTGGAGGTGCTGGTCCTGGTCCTATGGAAGCTGGTGGTCAGGAAGGTATGGAAAATATACCTCCAACGGCTAACGAACAAAAAGAACACGCTTTTGATTATTTATTAAATACTGATTTAGATGATAAAACTAAATTAGTTTTAGAAAGAATTTTAGAAAAACAAAAGCAAAGATCTAACTTAATTACAGAAAAGGATAATATATAAGTAGTAGTTACTACTATAGGGAGAATTAAATGTTTTCAAATATATTTGAGGAAAGAAATAAAACAATTACACACCTAGTAAAATTAGGTGATTGCATAGGACGCTCCATTCGTGAGAATGTTAGTCTATTTTCAATTGATAGTATGACCTCTGAGGTATCTTACCTAACTGAAAGTGGTAAGGTTATTAGTGGAAAATATAATATAAAAGGAGATATAACCTTAAATAACATAAAGGTTCAAGACTCTTCTATATTTGAAAATGAAAATCACTTTGATAAGTTTGTATCTAATAAAATACATTCTTTAGTAGAAAGCATTCACTATGGTGAATATGGTGCTGCGGATACTTCTTTCAATGATGTTTTATCTTTATGGGAAAACCGTTTAAAGTTATCATCAGTTCAAAAGAAATTGCATGAACAGAGCAAAAAGTTAGCAACAATAGAAAATATAGTTGAATCAACTGAGTTTTCAAATCTTTTAGAAGTTTCTCCTCAACTACAGTCTTTCCTAAAGAAAAATTTAGAAAAAGTAATAACCGTCCCAGAAATTAGAAACGCTGTAAACTTATCGAACACAGTTTCTAATGCTTTCAATCTCCCAAAAATTACTTTAGAAGAACTAGAGAAAAATAATACTTATGTATTAAAAGAAGGTGTTAACACTTCAATCTATGAAATGATTTGTAGACAAGAGTTAGTTAAAAAAGAATTAATTGAGTCTAAAAAGAATTTTGACACCATTTGGGCTAATAATACTCAAATAAGAAAACTCGCTGGAATGGTATTTGAAAAAGATGAGGTTATTGTAGAAGCTTTATCTGAAGCTATTAAAGAAGTTCCTTATATTGCACTAGCTTCTAAGAAAACTTTATTTGAAACATTCTCTAAGTGTCTAGCTCAAGCAGACGGTATTGGTGTTTCCGATAAAGATATTCAACAATTTGCATCTAGAATATTTGAATATAAGAAAGAAGTAAAAGAATTATTAATCAACACAATGAACGAACGCTATGGTGTTGACATATTGAATTTACAAGAACCAGCATCGTTTAAGAGTTTAGCAAATACTCAAGTTGTTATTTTTGAAGCTTTATCCAGATTAACTCCCAAAGGTTCTGTTCTTAAAGAAGTGTTATCAGAAATGGCACAATCTCTTAAAACAAAATCAGGAGTCGAATGCATTGATGTAAATGAATATCTAATAAAGATGTTTGTTTCTGCTGGATACGATTCTATTCTAGCAGAGGCTTCTGATGGAAGTTTACCTAAGGTTAACTTTAAGAGAATTGCTAAAGATCTAATTGATATTCAAGACTTAATTATGATGCTAAAGCAAAAAGTTAATGATCAAGAATATCCAAGTGATGAGAATTTAGAACCAGAGCAAGAGGAAGCTCCTGCTCCTGAAGGACAACCAGAAGGTGAAATGGCTCCTGAAGGACAAGCTCAAGAAGATATGCCTCCAGCCGAAGGAATGCCAGAAGCTCCAATGGTACAAAAACAAAAGTCTCAAGAAGAAGTCGTTTCAGATTTAGCAGAACTTGAAAACATGGTTGCTGATTTAGCTTCTGAACTTGGTATGGATCAAGATGGGGGAGAAGAAGAAATGCCACCTGAAGAAGAGATGGAATCTCCTCAACCTCCTATGCCAAAAAACAAAATGACAAAAGGAAAAAAACCTTTACCAACTGAAGTAGAGGAAGAGTAATGGATATAATCTCAGGTCAGAGAACATTTTTTCTTGGAGTTTCAGCGTCTAACCCAGGATCTCCAGCAACAATTCATGTCCCTTTTAGAGATACCTCTGGAAATTTTATTAGATGTAATTATTTTAAAGTTGATGTAGTTACAAATCAAGGAACCAATGCTTCTGGTTGTTTTGTAGCTGAACTTAGTGGAGTTTCTGTATTTAGACGAGTGGGAAGTAATTCTATCTGTTATGCAACTACAGCATTACCTGGATCTGGCATTTGTGGAGTTGGCACTGTATTTAATAATATAGGATCAGCAGAATGGCATGGATCTAATGGAGAAATCTGCACTGCTATAAATATTAGAACACAGTATTCTGGAACACCTACTTTATGTTTTGGGATTACTTATGGTAATTTAATCCCATTTAATGTTCTAAGAGAAACTAGATTTGATTCATTTGGAAGTTATGATAGGGGTAGATAACTCATGTATTTAGAAACAGGACAAAGAACTTTTTTTTATGCAGTTTCTGCGGTTTCACCTTTTACTGTAAATATACCTTTTCAAGATACTTCTGGTAATGTTATTAGATGTAATTTTGTTCAAATTACAGCAACTAAAGGAGATTTAGGATCTAACAACTATGTAGCTGTAGAATTAAGCGGACTTTCAAGAGTTACAAGTATAAATAGTATTCAACCAGCCACTAGTAATGCTGCAATTCAAACTTCTGGTATTTGTGGATTCGGAATGCCTTTAGGATCCTCTACGATTTCTAAAAATGAATGGCACGGATCTAATGGAGAAATTGCTACAGGAGCGGTTATCAGGTGTGCTACAAACAGTGGTGGAAATCCTGCTGTTATCATAGGGATTACTTATGGTAACTTAATACCATATAATTATCTAAGAGAAGCTAGATTTGATTCCTTAGGAAGTTACGACAAAGGTAGGTAAAAACAAATATGACTGAATTTTCTGGGATAGTCACCCTCGATAGAGACGGTGCAGGTAGACCTACTTGCTTAAGAGCATTTACAACAGGAGATACTCTAGCTAGTAGTGTTTTAACTCAGAATGTTACTGATGCAGTCGATTTAGTTAATTTAAGTTCAGATAATTGGGATAGCACTTATTTTACTGTAAATAACTACTCTGCTACTTGGGGTGGTGGTGGAGTTTTATATTTAACATCAGTAGGAGATGTTACTGGTCCCGCTGTAGCTGATCAAACTATAGTTTATGATGGAACAGAATGGCAACCTACGGATTATACTTTAACAGCATTAAAGGATGTTAATGTTACTGTAGGAGCGGGAATTAATGGTTATGTTTTAGCTTGGAATAATGCAGGAGGTTACTGGGAGGCTGTTGCACAAACTGGAGGTGGTGGTGCTACAGATTTAGACGATTTAACTGACGTAGTTGTAACAACTCCATCAATAAATCAAGTTCTTTATTATACTGGAAGTAACTGGGCTAATGCAACAGCCTCACACTCTTGGTTAACTGCTACTGGTACAAATACACACAATAATATTGATACTCATATTACTAACCATAGCACTAGTGCATCAACTTATTGGAATCCAACCTATACTACAGTTAATAATAATTCAGCAAATTGGACTACTGCTTATACACACTCTCAAGTAACTAATGCAAACCCACATAGTACTACGTTAGCTCAATTAGGAACAGTAATTATTACTGCTGCTGCTAATAAAGATGTTCTTTTTTTTAATGGTACTAATTGGGTAGATAAAAAATTAGATCACAATACAGATTTTGACAATGCAGGAACTAAACCCCATACAACAATTGAAGCAGAACTAGGTTATTTAGCAACATTTTCTGCTACAACTAATAGTCACATTAATGACACTAGTATTCACTTTAC